GTCTCGCTCATTGTGAGTCCTTTCGGAAGCGAGGTTGAGGAGCGCCCTTTCGGGGCGCGCGAAAGCTCGGCGAGCACGGACTCGAACGAGCCGACCCGATCAGCGAGGCCCGCCTCGACGGCGGCCGCGCCGATGAAGACGCGCGCCTCGGTCTTGCGCGCCATCTCGGCGCTCAACCGCTCGCCGCGGCCGAGCGCCACGGTCGAGAGGAATTGCTGGTAGAACGCATCGATCTCCGCTTGCAGATCGGCGCGCACGCTGTCCGGAAGCGGCTGCATCGAATTGCCGTCTGCCTTGTGCGCGCCGGCGAAGATGATCGTCGGCTTGATGCCCTCGTCGGCCAGCGCCTCGGAATAGTCGGCGTGAACCATGATGACGCCGATCGATCCGGCGACACCGGTCGGCGTCGTCACGATCTCGGTCGCGCCGGACGCAATGGCGTAGCCAGCGCTCGCCGCCATGCCGTTGACGACGGCGACGACCGGCTTGATCGCAGCGACCGCGCGCACAGCGTCCGCCGTTTCCAGCGCGCCGATCGCCTCGCCGCCGGGCGACGACATATCGAGGATGATCGAGCGGACCTTCGGGTCGGCCGCTGCGACGCCGAGCTGGTGCTTGATGCCCTCATAGGAGACGAGGCCGGAATTCGCGCCGATCCAGGCGCCGCGATTGACCAGCGATCCGGCGACGGTGATGACGCCGACGCCATCAGGCGTGCGCCGATATGGAAGCCACGCGATCGGCTTACCATTCGCGTCCCGCTCGACTCCGTCGCCGACGAAGCGGCTGGCCTCTGGCGCAAGACCAGCGGCGTCAATCCGGATTCGGCCGGCCAGCACGGACATGATCACGGCCGCCTTGTCCGGCGTGATCATCAGCGGCCGGTTCAGCGCCGCGTCGGCGATGCGCGCGAGGAAAGCGCCGCTCACCGCACGCCACCCGCGCGAATGGCGAACCGGGCCGGGCGCACGGTCTGGCCGATGCTGGCGGCGCACTCGCCCTCAAGCCGGGCGATCTCGCGACCGAGCCAGCGCCCGTCAGCCTTCGCATACTTCACGGTCTTGCCGCGATGCGTGACCTCGGCGACAGCGCCGCCGAGCGCAAGCGTCCGCTGGGCGGCCCGCAACGCCGCCAGCGCGGCGCAGGGATCGTCCCAATCGATCGTGTCGGCCATCCGCTACGCTCCGTTCATCGCCTTGTCGTGCGCCGCCATCTCGGCCGCGTCCGACTCGCGCGCCCCGGCCGTCATCTCGGGCAGGCCGAGGCGCCGGCGCTCGTCGCGCTCGCGCGCGAGCTGCTCGTATTGCTCTTCCCAATCCTCGCCGCGCTCGGCGAAAGCCTGCTCATCGGTCATGAGGCCGGCTTCCTTCATCGCGGCGACGGCCTTGGCGTCCTTCCACGGATCGCCGGACGGCCGCTTGCCGCCGCGCCAGTTCGCCATCACCGCGAATCCGCGCTGCGCCAGAAACGCGCGATAGCCGCCGGGATACGGCACTGTGCCGGCGGCGATCTCCTCGTCGAGCCACGCCTCGTAAATCGGCTGCAACATCCGCGCGCCGATGATCTGTCGGCGGTAGAGCACAACCTGCCAGATCTCGGCCGTCGCCTGATTGATCGTCGCGTAGGACGCGCCGAAATAGTCGCCGGTCGCCTGTTCGAAGGTCAGGCCGAGGCAGCGCGCGATCTCACGCAGCAGGATTCGGGAGAAATCCGGATAGGTCGAATTAGGATGCTCGGAGCGGTTGAACTTGAGCTTGTCGCCCGGAAACAGCGTCGCGATTTTGCCGAACCGGCCGAGGTCGATGCGCGCGCCGTCATAGAACGCTTTCTGCGCTTCAAGCAACGCCATGCCGTCGCCGGCCGGCGCAATTCCCTGCTCGACCTCGTCCTGAAAGCCGCGCAGAGCCTGTTCGGTCGGCGCGTCGCTTTCCAGCGTCGCGGCGAAGATCGACTGAAGCAGCGCGGCGGTCAGCGTCGCGTCGGCGAGTTGGTCGAACTGCCTCACCACCTTGAGGGCCGGCGTCAGCGCCGAGATGCCGCGGACCTGCCCGGGCATTCCGTCGAAGACGTGCACCACCGCCGGGCGGCCCGTGCGAGCGCGCGCCCTGACGTCGATGATCTGCGTCTGCCCGTCGATCATCGCGTCCTGCTGGATGCGATAGCCGAGCGGCGCGCCGTAGGCATCGAGCCGGACGCCCTGGATAAGGCGATCCATCTGGTTCGATTCCTGCGTCACGCGCCACGATTCGAGCAGCAACGCCTTGAGCGCCGGCGCGCCGGGCTCCCGCCTGATCTGCGGCAACGTGGCGACGATCTCGCCGGTGGCGATCCAGTGCCGGAACGCCGTCGCGGTCATGTGGCCGAGCGAAACGCGCGCCTGCGCATCGCAAGCGCGCGGCGATCCGGCCCAGAGCGCGAACCGGCGCTCGACCATCTTCGCCCACGCAGACGCTTGCTTGGCGTCCCACTTGAGCGCCAGCGCGTCGGGCTTTGCCGCCAGCGTCAGGCCTGAGCCGATGGTCGAGACGACCGCCTGATCCACAGCGCCGGCGATCCAGCCGGAATTTTGCAGCGCGTCGATCGTGCGGGCCGCGGCGTCCTTCCACGCCATCCGCACGTCGTCGCGCGACGACCGGAGAGCCGGTTGCCACGAGATGAAAAACGGCGAGACCTGATTGCTCGCAATGTCGGTCTGGCCGCCGCGCATGAAGTCTGCGCCAGGCGCGGGACGGATCGCGGGCGTCGCGCCGAACAGCGACGCGATCCGCGACATGACGCCCATTGCCCTACCTCGAATTCATCGACGCGCCGAGGCGCTTCATGCGCTCGGCGACGCTGAGCTCGACTCCTGCGCCGCAACAGGCGGCCGCGGCTGCGTCCGGCGTCGCGGCGTCGCGCCAGCGCGCAGATGCTGGACGTTCAGCATGAACGCCGCTGCCGCCGCCATCGCCTCGCAATCCAGCGCATGGTTCTCGCGATTTCGCTCGATCCAGACCGCCTTGCCGTTCGGCCCGCGCACCCGCGCTTCGGCGACGAGCTGGCGGCAGTAGTCCTCATCCGCCTGATCGTTGATCCGCCACGCGCCGGGTTGATCGAGCGGCCAGCGCAGCCGCTCATGCACGAAGGATTTCCAATGGTCGGTGTCGAGCCGGATCAGATCGAGGCCGTATTTGGCCGACTTGCCGTCGCTTGTGACTTCGATTTTCGATTGCACCAGCGGCTTCGCCAGCGGCATGCTCGATCCCTTCGTCGGGAATACGAAGCGTCGGAAGCGACGACAGAACTCATAGACCCGATGCACAGGCAGATCGGTCTTCTTGCCCGGCCGAAAGCCGGAGTCGACGAACGCCAGCTTGATCAGCAAGTCGCCGATCGGCGCCGTCAGCTTGTCGGCCAGAGCATCCCAGACGTCCGTGTCGGCCGTGTCGCCGATCAGTTCTCCGCGCTCAATGAGCCACGACTCGCCCTTCGCGCCCCATCCGCGGATGACGAACGGAAGGCGCCGCGTCTGAACGTCAATGCCGGCCGTGATGTAGATCACGCCATCAGGCGGCACGCCGTATGGCTCCTGCCGCTGCTGGATTTCCTGCCACTCCGGCAGATCGCCAGCGCCAGGCACATAGCATTCGCCGAATCCCGCGTTGAGCGCGGTCTGGATTTTCGCCGCCTCGCCGGTGCGGAACGCTTCGAGATATTGCGCCGCCCTCTGGCCGAACGTCCGGAACGGTGACGCAAGACCGGACGTCCAGAGCGAAAGCGTTGTCGTCTCGGCAAGAGCGCCGGCGACGACGCCATCTCGCGAGACTGTCTGGCCCGGCGCGACGAAGACGCCGCGGCGGTTCATCGCCTCCTTGTGCTGCTCCTCGATCTTGCCTTCGCAGCGCGGGCATTCGACCCACGTCGCGCGCCGAGCCTGCGCTGCATTCGCGCCTTTCGGCCAGCGGAGCTGCTTGAAGCGCGGCACGAAGAATTCGCCGCAATGCGGGCAAGGCCAGCACCAGTGATGCCGCGTCCCGCCCTGCCAGAGTCGCCAGATCGGCGACGAGATTTCCTCCTCCTCGGCGACGGACCAGAATTCGAGGCCTGACACCGGATCGACCTCCGTCGTCACCATGCCGGCCGAAGGCGTCGAGGTGATGCCGACCTGCCAATCCGCATACGAGTCGCCGCGCGCTTCGAGCAGGCCGAGCGGATCGCCCTGCCCCTTCACGTTCGCGAGCATCTCGTCGTATTCGTCGACGAGGCCGAGCGCCGCCGGATCCGATTTCAATGCGGTGGACGATCCCGCGTGCGCAAGGCGAAGTCGCACGCCGGCGACGCGCTTTAACGTCTGCTTTTGCTTCTTGCTGTCGATGCCGCCGAGCACCTTGGCTCCAAGCGACGCCGACTGCTCGAACAGTCCGACGAGCCGCGGCTCGAACTGGTCGGTGTTGAACTCCTTGCTCGGGCCGACATAGATGATCGGCGCAGGCCGGTTGTCGAGGCGCTCTCCGATGACGTCGAGCAGCGTCTCAGTCTTTCCAGACTGTGCCGCCGTCACCGCGACAACGCGCGTCCAGCGGCGATCGCCGAAAGCCCGCGCGAACGGCAGATGATAGGGCGTCAACCCCGGATCGCGTGGCCCCGGGACGCCGGAATGCGGCGGATAGATTCGGTTCTCGGCGCCCCACTCGTCAGGCGTCTGTCTCCTCGCCGTCCAGGCCGTCTGCGCGGCCCGATCGTAAAGCGTCGCGGCGACGCTCGAAGACTGCCTTTGCTCGGGCGATCTTGTCATTCAGCAGGGCATCCAGACGGTCGCGCTCTGTGAGGTCTCGCGTGAATTCAGCCGGAAGCCCCGCAAGCTCGGCCCGGTAGGTGCCGAGCACGTCAGCGAAGAC